TGGCGCGTTTCTGGATCACGTTGACGCTTCAGACGCAGCGCAGGTTTGGGTGGCTGACAAGGGCGGCGACGTGGTTGGCATTGCGGGAGCAATGGCCTTCCCTCTTTATTTCGCGCCCAGCGTGACCGTCGCGCAGGAATTGTTTTGGTGGGTCGATCCGGCAGAACGCGGATCCAGCGCCGGCAAGCAGATGATGTTTGCAATCGAGGGCTGGGCCGAGCAGATCGGTGCCAGCCAGTTGTTTATGATCGCGCTTGAAAACGAGCGAGCGGGAACGATGGAGCGCGTTTATTCCCGCAGCGGCTTTATGCCGATCGAGCGCACATTCACGAAGGAAATCCGTCATGGCCATTAGCACAGGTCTTGCCCTGCTTGGCGGCGCTATTCTTAGCTCTGCCGTGCAGTCTAATGCGGCATCAAAAGCCTCATCTGCGCAAATTGCTTCGGCAGACAGGGGCATTTCAGAGCAACGCCGCCAGTTCAACGAGGTGCAGAAACTTCTTGCTCCGTTTGTTGGGGCTGGGACGAGCGCCCTTGGCCAGCTTGCGCCGTATATGGGCGTGGGGCCGGAGGCACTTGAGCAGCAAAGGGCTTTGACTGGTCTTGCCGGGCCAGATGCGCAGCGTGCGGCAATTGGCGCGATTGAGGGCAGCCCAGAGTTTGCGGCGCTGACACGGCAGGGCGAGAATGCAATCTTGCAGCAGGCAGCGGCCACGGGCGGCCTGCGTGGGGGCAATGTGCAGGGCGCGCTGGCTCAGTTCCGCCCGCAAGTTTTGTCTGGCTTGATTGAGCAGCAATATAACCGCCTTGGTGGCTTGACGGCGCTTGGACAGCAAACGACGCAAAACGTCATGACGGCTGGCCAGAACGCAGCAGCCGGCGTCGGCACGGCTGGCATGCAGACTGGCGCCAACATCTCCAACCTGATGCAGCAGCAGGGCGCCGCGCGTGCCGGCAGTGCGTTGGCGCAAGGGCAAGCCTTTGGCAAACTGCTAGGAAGCGCTGGCATGGCCTTTGGACGGGGCATGGCGTATCAAGGCTACACGCCGCAAGGAGCCAGCGCGCCGCTGACCTTCGGGCAGGGCATGTTCTACGGCGGAGGGACGTTCTGATGGAACCGATCAACTATATGCTGGACGTGCAGAACCCCATCGAAGAGGCCATGCGCGGCTACGGTCTTGGGCGCGCCGACATTGAGCAGCGCCAAGTTATGGACATGCGTGCCGCCGCAGAAGCCCGCGCCGCCTCTGAGTTTGAGATGCGCCGTGCCGAGGCAGAGCGCCAGCGTGCGCAGGCCGAGGCTATGCAGGCGCAGCTTTCGGGCCTGCGTGACATGGCGATCAGTGGCACACTGACGACCGATGCGCTGAACCAGTTTGCGCTGAACAACGCCTCGACCTTTGGCGAGTTCCAGAGTGCGTTTGAGGCGATGGAAGCCCCGCGCCGTGAGGCTGACACGCAATTCGGCATCCAGCTTTCGACCAGCCTTCTGGGCGGCAAGCCCGAGGTGGCCTTGGCCATGCTGGACGAGCGCATCGCAGCCGCAGAGAACGCAGGAGACGCGCAGGAAGCCGCTGCCCTGCGTGCCAACCGCAAGCTGGTAGAGATCGACCCGCAGGGCCAAGGCGTGGCCACGCTGGCGCTTCTGACGGCTTCGGGGGCGCTTCCAAAGGAAACGATGAAATCAATCCTTGATGCCACCGGGCAAAGCGGTGAGGCTACAGGGACATTCCGCACGCTGCAAGAACGCGCAAGGGCTGCCGGCCTTACCGAAGGCACGCCTGAATATCGTGATTTTATGCTGCGTGGCGGCGGTGAAAAAGGCCCGCTGGTACAGAACATCGTTGGCGCTGGCGAGACTGAGTTTGCCAAAAAGGCAGGCGCGGAGGCCGCGACCCAGTTTTCCACAGTTGCCAATCAGGGGACGGCTGCGAGCCGCTCACTGGTGGAACTTGAAAACCTTGAGGCAAACTTGGCCAACGTCGAAACTGGCGGCGGCGCAGCGTTCAAGGCATTCTTGGGCGGCTATGGCATCAACACTGAGGATCTCGGTGAAATCCAAGCGGCACAAGCCGCAATCAATCGCCTTGTCCCGCAGCAACGCCCACCTGGATCTGGCACCATGTCGGACGCAGACCTTGCGTTGTTTAAGGCATCTTTGCCGGCGTTGATAAATCAGCCGGGCGGCAACCAGATCATCATTGAGACCATCCGCGCCATCAATGAATATGACGTGGCAGCCTCAATCATTGCAGGGCAGGCTCTCGACGGTGAGATTACACAGGCAGAGGCCCGCAAGGCATTGCGCGAGTTGCCTAACCCTCTGGCTGACTTTAAGGCGCCAAAAGCTGCGCCCAAGCCGGGAGCGCAGCCAGTCGTGATTGATGGCGTCACCATTCAAAGGATCGAATGATGGCTGATTTTGAACTGACCACACCAGACGGCACGAAATACAAAGTCACCGCCGAGACAGAGCAGCAAGCCTTTGCTGCATTGCAGAAAATGCTTGGTGCGCAGCCTGCCGAAGAAAAGCCTGGCGTCTTGTCGCGGCTCTGGACATCCATTGCCGGATCTGACGCGGACCCCACCATCCCGGCGATGGTCAAGTCAAACCTCGGCCTGCCGCCTGCCCAAGCCGCGCAGATGACGGCATTGCTGGCCACGACGCGCAGCCCTGATCGCCTGCGCAGCGGCATTGCCAAGATCGAGCCTGAAGCAGAGTTTGGCGAGGATGAGGCTGGCCGCCTGTATGCCGTCATGCCTGTTTATCGTGATGGCAAGAAGACTGGGCAGTTTACGCGGGTTTATCCTAACGAGCCTGGGCTGGGCTTCACCGAGGCCATGCAGGCTGCCGGCGCTGTCGCTGCGACCACGCCTATTGGGCGCGGCCTGCGGGCTGTTGGCCTGCCCACAACGGGCGCGCTGGGCGCTGCTACCATTGGCGCAACCGAGGCTGCCGTGGTTGAGGGCGCAAGCTCTGCCCTAAGCGGTGCGCCGTTTCAGGTGACGGACATTCCGATCGGCGCCGCTGGTGGTGTCGCTGGCGAAAAGCTGTTCAACGTGGTCGGATCTCTTGTCGGCGCAGCCCGTCGCAGCGGCGCGGATCGCGTGCTTGGCCCTGATGGCCGGCTGCTTCCCGGCCCAGCCAAACTGGTGCGGGATGCTGGCCTTGATCCCGATCAAGTGACGGCTGCGGTGGCAGCCGAGATCCAGAAGCAAGCCCGCGCTGGCGTTGAGCCGGGTGCTGCCGCTGTCACGGCTATGTCTCGCGGTCTGCCCGTTGAGGTGCCGATGACGCGCGGCCAGATCACTGGCAGCAAGGGCCAGCAGCTTGCCGAAGACATGATGGCAAGCGGCGCATATGGCGGGGCAGCAGAGCGCACGATGACAGGCTTCCGTGAGGGCCAGCAGGAGGCTCTGCGCGGCAACATCACAGCCATCACTGAAGGCATCGCGCCCGGTGCCGCACCCGTTGCTAAAGGTGAAGGTGGCCGTCTGGCGCAAGAGGCACTTGTGGCTGCGCGTGCCGGCGACGAGGCGCTAAACATCGCAGACGCCGTGCGCACCACTTACCGCGAAGGCTTCGATCCGATCACCGCGCCGCAGATGGACGGCCTGCTTTTGCGCCTTGACGAGATCATGGCCAATGGCGGCGACATTAAGGCTTTGCAGACCTGGCGCAAGCAAGTCAGCAATCTGCGCAGCGGCGCGCCGACCGTTGAGGCGGCGGCGGCTGGCAAGGTCTTGAGGGACTTTGACGAGCGCCTGATGGCTGCCGTGGACAATCAGCTTTTGATCGGCGATCAGTCGGCGGTGTCGGCATGGAAAAACGCCATCACGAACTGGGCCGAATATGCCAAGACGTGGGAAAGCAAGGGCGGCGTCTTGAACGTGCTGACAGAGAAGGTCACGCGCGATGGCCAGCGCCAGTTGAAGGTCGCGCCAGAAGAGGCCGCCAACGCTATCTTCACCATGACCGCATCCGGCTTGGCATCCAAAACCAAGCTGCCTCGGGATCTGCTCACGCTGAAGAGCAAGTTGCCGGAGGCTGAATGGAACGCCCTGCGCCAAGAAGCCCTGATCCGCCTGACGGATACGGCTGAAGGTGCGTTCAGGGGTGGTGAGCGTCAGGTCTCGGGCGTCAACTTTAAGAAGTCATGGGAAAACTTGCAGCGCAACAACCCTGGCGTCGTGAACAATCTGTTCAGCAAGGCTGAACGCGACACGATCACCCAGTTTGCCAACGTCGCTGCGCGTGCCACCAATGCCGCCGTGAACGCATCAAACAGCGCCAACGCGGCTGCCGGCGCGATCCAACGCATTGCCTCATCGTTTACTGCATCTGGCCCCGGCCAGTTCATCATCCAGAACTATCTGGCTGGAATCATCAGAGAGCCGTTTGGGGCCGCTAGGGCTGCGGCTTCCACTGCACAGCGCAATGCTCCACGGCAGATTGTTGGCACGGCTAGAGAGGCCGCTGTGGGCGCTGGCGCGGGTGCTGCGCTGTCGCAAGAAGAAGAACTTGGCCCGCGCATTCCGATCACTGGCCGTATGACAATCGGTGGTCAGCAATGACCCTATCCAAGCCCCCGCATTTCGTGGTAAAAATCACGCGAAAGGATGCCCACCAATGAGCCTGCAAATCGCGTCGCCCTTCCAGCAGTTCTTTGATCGGGATGGTTCGCCGCTCGACAACGGCTTCATTTACGTTGGCACGGTCAACCTGAACCCCGAGACAAATCCGCTGACCGTCTACTTTGACGACGCCATGACGATCCCGGCAGCGCAGCCTCTGCGGACTTCAAACGGCTACATCGTGCGCAATGGATCGCCGGCGCGGATCTACACCTCGCAAGAAGATTTCTCGCTGACGGTACGCAATAAAAACAACGTGCTGGTGTTTACGGTGGCGGATGCGACTTCGCTTTCGAACCTGCAAGCGCAGCTTGCCTCTTCATCTGGATCATCCTTGGTCGGATACAACCAAGGCGGCACAGGCGCTATCACCCGCACGGTGCAAGCGCGCCTGCGTGACTATGTGTCGGTTAAAGACTTCGGTGCTGTCGGTAATGGCGTGACGGACGACACGGTGGCTATCCAAGCCGCGATTAGTGCAGCAAACAGTGCAGGATTTAGTCTGTATTTCCCAGATGGCACATACATGGCTAACAGTCTCGACTTCACTGTTGGCTTTACAATGGCCCCAGGGGCCAAGCTGAAATTCAACGGATCTGCCAATGGTTATTTGGCAGACCTAACTGCGAATGACAAAAGGGTTGGATACGCATCCTTTGATGGCGCGACATCAAACTGCACTCTTTTCAAAATCAACGGAGACAGGAATTTTGTTGGTTCCGTATACGTTGCAAACTCAACTGCATCTGTGTCTGGCACGTCTTCCTTGTATGGAGTTGCCGTTTTTGGCGACTACAACAACATCGAAAGCATCTCTGCGTATAAGCTGGAAAACACCGGCTTCAGCAACGAGAGTTTCCCGCAGGCAGTCTTTGTTTCTGGCGCGGAAAACACAATCCAGAATGTCTATGGCGATGACTGCCAGTCTCTTGTGGTTACAGGATCCACGTCTGACAACACGTCAATCGGAAACATTGTCTCTCGGAACACCAACGACAACGGCGTCTACTGGCTTGGCGGTGACCTCTTGATCGACAGCCTAGACTATTATGGCTCCAACGAGCCTTTGGTCTGCAAAGGTGACTCACCTTCCAAGCTGAAGATCGGCTCTTTGAACAACTACGGAACAGGCATCATTGGCCTTGAAGACGCCACAGGTGATGTGGAGATAGACAACATCTTCATCAGCACTCTTTCTGGCTCAATTATCCGCACACGAGCAGGAAATACTGCAAGCGGTAGCGTCAAAATCCAGAAAATCACCGGGGCTTTCACCGGGTCTAGCCTGTGGGATCTCAGCACTGGGACGGTGGAGTATTTCTCTGTATCAGAGATGAATGTCACATTCAACTACGACGCCGCTGTGTCGGGCGCTATTACAAGCTGGGCGCGCTACGGCAGCTGCAAAGGCTTTAGTTTTGGATCGCTGAAGATAAACATTGTCGATGTGAACAATGTTCTTACAGGTTCGGATTTCTTCTCCTTCCTAGCTCCGACCACAAACTTGACCTACAGAAGTTTTGTGAACAGGATCGACATAAGTGTTTTGAACTCTGATGAAATTACGCCGAGTGCTGCTGCTGTCAGATGCAGTGGCCTTTTCGCCAGCAATCTTGTCCACGTTGAGAATGCCCGTGTGCAAGTAAACATCGGACCCCATTTAAGGGAGGTGTCAGACGCCACTGTGGCCAACGGTGTTGTCATTATCGGATCAGCGGCGCCAACCCTTGGAACGTGGCGGCGGGGCCAAGTGGTCTGGTATAGTGATGCCAGCGCGGGGGCCGCACCTGGAGCAGTATGCGTTACTGCCGGAACGCCTGGGACGTGGAAAGCAATGGCAAACCTTGCCGTCTAATTGAGTTGAGGGGATCGGGAAATGACCATAGGGCAGCAGGGCGGTATCTTCGGAAGAAACCCAACTTCCAAGGATGGTGTATGATGAACGGTAAGCCAGTGCAGACCGTGCGACCGATCTTCGGACCTGTCTTCCAGACAGTGTTCCACCCCGTAATCGTCAAATAAGGAGGCGATGATGCCTGCGACAACCAAGACGCTCTCAGCGCAAAACACCTTCACCGATGCGGTTCTCATCATCGGTGACTTCAACCTGTCCATCTCTGGAACCTTCGTTGCCACCGTGACAGTGCAGCGCTCGACCGATGGCACCACTTGGCGCGACGTTGACACCTGGACAGCGCCGACAGAAGAAGTCGGCTATGACCCGATGAAGAATTTCTACCGGGCCGGCATTAAGACGGGCGCCTACACGTCGGGATCTGCCACGATCACGCTGAACGGCTACGACAACTGGCCGCCGCGCTACTAAGATGGCGAAGTCCCCGGCATGGACCAGGAAAGAGGGCAAGAGTGCCAAGGGCGGATTGAACGCCAAGGGGCGCGCCTCTGCGAAGGCCGAGGGCATGAACCTCAAGGCCCCGGTGAAGTCTGGCGACAATCCTCGCCGGGCTTCATTCCTGGCGCGCATGGGCAACATGCCTGGGCCTGAGTATAAAGACGGTGAACCGACGCGCCTGCTGCTTTCTCTGAAGGCATGGGGCGCGTCCAGCAAGGCAGATGCCAAGAAAAAGGCTGCGGCCATTTCGAAGCGGAACAAGGTGAAGTGAAATGACCCCTATTATCACTTGGAAGATTTCCCAACTCGACCGCAATGCCGCTGACGGGGGAGTGACGACCGCCCATTGGCGCGTCGAAGCCGTCGATGGGGACCACAGCGCTTCTGCTTATGGCACCGCAGGCTTCACCCCTGACGCCACCGCAGCGGGCTTCAAGCCCTACGACACCCTGACCGAAGCCGACGTGCTGGGATGGGTCTGGGGTTCTGTGGACAAGGACGCCGCAGAGGCCAGCCTGTTGCAGCAGATCGAAGCCCAGAAGGCACCTGTCACCCTGACCGGGACGCCGTGGTAAGACAAGATTGGAAGCTGGTGGAGTGGGCTATGGACGTTCTCGAATCTATCATGAAGTGGATCGTGGCCCCGGTGGCTGCCTTTGTCTGGCTACTGCACGTCAAGCAGCAAAGCCACAGCACCGAGATCGAGGTTCTGAAGGCGCAGGCATCTGCAAACACAAAGGCGCATGACCTTGAGATGAAGAACCTGCAAATCCTGATCCAGAAGGTTTTCGACAAGCTGGACAAGATCGAGGAGAGCCTACGCAAATGAAAATCAACCGAGCAACCGTCGATCTGGTCAAAGAGTTCGAGGGCTTCAGCGCGAAAGCCTACAAATGCCCGGCTGGCATCTGGACGATTGGCTATGGCACCACTGCCAGCGCAGGCGTCGGCATCACCCCGAAAGAAGGCATGACGATCACGCGGAGCGATGCAGAAGCCTATCTGCACGGGGCCTTAGAAAAGTTTGCCAGCCAGATTGAAGATGCCATCACAGCCCCGATCAATGAAAACGAGTTCGGGGCTTTTGTGTCTCTGGCTTACAACATCGGGCCGGGTGCGTTTCGCAAATCATCCGCCCTGCGCCTGTTCAATGAAGGCGACAAGGCAAAGGCGGCCAGCGCGCTCCTGCTCTGGAACAAGGCCGGCGGCAAAGTTCTGAAAGGCCTGACCCGCCGCCGTGAGGCCGAGCGCAAGCTGTTCCTGACGCCCGTTGGCGGTGAGTTTGATGGCCGCACCAACGTGGCTCAATCAACCACTGTACGGGCCTCCGCCGTACAAATCGCATCCGGCGCTGGCGCTGGCATTGCGGCTCTCGGCGCTCTTGACGGCACCGCGCAGATCGTCGCGCTGGCCTTTGCCGGCGTTGTTGTCTTGGCGGCTCTCTGGATCATGCGTGAGCGCATCAAGAAGTGGTCGGAGGGCGTCAGGTGATCTTCGCTCGACTGAAGCTGTGGGCGATGGGGCTTGGCCTCGTCGTGGCCGCGCTGGCAGCAAGCTGGTTTGGCGGCAGAAAGTCGGCTCAGGCTGACGCCAAGCAAGAGGAGCTTGAAGGCTATGTCGAAACGCGAGAGCGCATGGATGAGATTGGCCGCATGTCTGATGCTGACGCTGCCCGTGACTGGCTGCGTGAGCGCGGTAAGCACTGATGCGATCTGCGCCGGGACCGAAACGGCGCGGACGGATCATGCGGCGGCACTGGCGCACGATGGTGGGCCTCTATCGGTTATCACGGGCGCGCATCTGATCCGCTTGGTTGACGCGGGCTGCGGCTATGACACCTAGACAGCAGGAAGCCGTCGAGGCGTTTAAGCGCACGGGCAACGTGGCCGAGGCTGCGCGTGAGATTGGCATAAATCGGCGCGACATGCAGAGGATGTTAAACCGCGCCGGGTTCACGTCGGATGTCCGGGAAGATTACCGGGTAGACCCAGCCATCGCTGACAGCATGGCAGCGGTCGGGACCAGCATGACCCCGTCGCTGGCATGGGTGAAGGTTCCGGCTAAAGACGATCAGCCGGGTTACTCCGTGATGCTGCGACCCGATGGCGAGCCGCCGGAGGCTGTCGCCGAGCGCATAAGAGAGGCGCTGGAGGGCATGGTGCCTGCCCAGCCTGTGGTGGCCCCTGAAACCGTCATGGCCGACCTGTGCGCCGTCTATCCGCTCATGGACGCCCACGTCGGGATGCTCGCTTGGGGACGCGAGACGGGCGCGCAGGATTACGACCTCGGCCACGCGGCAAAGGACATGCGGCACGCCTTCGCCAAGGTGCTGGCGCTGACGCCTGCCGCCGAGCAGGCCGTCCTGCTGATCGGTGGCGATTACTTCCACAGCGACGACACCAGATCCGAGACGCCTGCCAACCGCCACAAGCTGGACGTAGACGGGCGGTTCTGGAAGGTGCTGGACGTTGGCATCGGCATCATTGCGGAAACAGTCCACCAGCTTCTGCAAAAGCATTCGCGCGTGCTGGTGCGTGTGCTGCGCGGCAACCATGACGTTCACTCCAGCATGACGCTAAACTTCGCGCTGGCCGAGCGGTATCGCAATGAGCCTCGGATCATGGTCGAGAAAGAGCCACGCGACCTGTTCATGATGCAGTGGGGCAAGTGCGCCATCTTTGCCCACCACGGCGACAAGGGTAAGCCCGCGCAGATGGCGTTGTATCTATCTGATGTATGTACGTTCTGGTCGCAGACGCGCCACCGCCATTACCTGACAGGCCACGTCCATCACGATCAGGCGAAAGATCTCGGGCCGCTGCGGTTTGAAAGCCTGCGCGCCTTCTGCCCGCCTGATGCCTACGCCGCCGGCATGGGCTATGGCGCGAGGCGTGCTTTGCAGTCGATAACCTTCCACAAGCAGGACGGTCTGGTGCTACGCGCGCTAGATCCGATTGATCGAGATGAAAGATAAGCTGCCAATCGCATCATGGCGCGTCACCCGCGATGGCCTGATGGTGTCGGTCGGCCAGTATCATGCCGTGATACCATTCGCCCAATTCGGCGGCCTTGTGCTGGCTCTGGTCAGGAGAATGAAAGATCGCGAGGGGCGCGCTGGTGAAAATGAGCCGTAGCGCAGTCTGATTTTCGACCAACACAAAGCAACCCGTGACGGTTTCTTGTTTGTGTGCGCCCCTCGCAATTCGTTTTAGCGGCTCAGTTTATAGCCTGCAACCGTTTTTCGTTCTGAAGCCGCCGCAAGGTGCGCTCGACCGCCGCTGGGCTGGCTGACAGTTTAACCTTGGGCTTCGTCTCGCCGTCAGCGATGTCGAGCCACACTTTGCTCTTTGGGCTGACGCGTTGCGGGGAGAACGGGTGCATCGGCAGCACGATGCCGAAACG